CGTTGCAGATTTGTCACGCTTCTTTTCGTACGAGGCAGAAACTGCGAAGTTCTTGCTTCGCCAGTTGAAGCTCTCCCACGAAGCTCGGGTGAACACCTTGCTCTTTGCGGGTAACACTCCCTTCACCACAGCCGATCAATCGCCAGCGGTTAATTACACGCAAGCAAATATTGCTACCATTGATGTTGCTCGTGATGTGGCAGCGGCCAAATTGACCCTTGCAAAATCTGGCTATCAAGCCAACTGCGTTGCGATGAATGCCGATGTGTTTGAGTTAATCAGACGCTCGACCCTCTTGCAGAATCAGTTTTTCGGAGTTATCTCCAATACTGGTGCGCGCTTGTTGAACGAGGCTGAAATTGCGGCGGCATTGGGAGTTGAGAAGCTCCTCGTTGGTCGTGCGGCAATCAACTCGGCTGGCAAGAACAAGGCATTCTCTGGCACATTCGCAATCGGCTCGGCCAAGGTTATCGTAGGCCAAGTGGCGGGTGGCGAGTTCACCGCTGGTGGTATCGGACGCACCTTGGTCTGGTCGGGTGACTCGGCTGGTGGTTTCGTTAGCGAAAGCTATCGTGACGAAGCTCGCCGTAGCCAAGTGTTGCGGGTGCGTATGAACACCGATGAGGTCGTGATTGACCCCAATGCGGCAGTTCGTATCACCACCAACTTCGCCTAAAGATTGTTGGTTGTTTCCTCCCGAAGAAGGGGGAGCAGGGGAAACCTTGCTCCTCCTTTTTCTTTTTGACATTAGGATAATAAAACTATGGCAGACCTTACAAATTCCGAACCTTATTACGACCAGATTTCCCACGCCGCTAGACCCGGCACAAGATATGTGGTCACAACTGGAACAGCAATCACAACCCCCAACGAGTTCGCTGGCATCTATGTTATTACAGACACGAAGTTTTCAAGCATCTCCTCTGGGGTGACTGGCTTTTCAAGCCTTGCTAATGCTACTGCGGCCTCTGCTTCTACCATTAACGCAGGGATTTATCTTGCTGGCACTTGCACAGCATTCTCTATTCATAGCGGAATTGTTCTTGGCATCGGCGACTAAAAGTCTGTAAGGTAAATCCTTATGATGATTAATGTCGGTATTCGGATTGGTGGGCTAAGAATATCTGGTTTTGATGCAGATGCCGCCGCCTATTTCCAGAGGGCTGGCGTAACTGATGCCACGGCCAAAGGACAAATCAATGCGTTTGTGAAGGGTATGAAAGACCTCGGCCTCTACAATAGTATGGTTTGTTATCCGTTGCGTTCTGCACAAAATAGCCCAAGCGGAAACACAATTTATTCTTTGGGAGGATTGGGGATATTTAATGGGACGCTGGTAAATTCTCCAACCAGAGCTTCTGACTTTATGGTTTTTTCTAATATAACAAAATCTATGGATATAAGCGGCCTAACTGGGCTGACTACAACAATGTTTCTTATGACTGTTGCTAGATATGGCTATACCTTTAACGGAACTCTTGGAATAGATATAAACAGCACCGCCCTTTTTGGGGGACAGCCCACAAATTATATGCACACAGTTACAGATGCCACTGGAGTTATTAGTAGCGGTATGAGAACCGATATGTCGGCTGGTTTTTCTGCTTGGGCAAATCTAGCAACAAGCGTGGCAGATGATGATATTGGAACTTTATTTATTGGCTATAATGGAACAAATCAATTATTTAGATGGAACAACACAACTCAAAGCAGAGTAATTGGAACAACTGTGGGGATCGGAACAATAGCAAAACTAAACATTAGATCAGATGGTTTTGGATCGGGCGGACAGGGCGGACTATCCGACTATGCCTTTACAATGATGTGCAACGGAGGTGTTTCAGATGCTAATTTCCAATCTATTCGCACACTCTACAAAAATACGCTTGGTGATGGCCTCGGATTGCCATAATTAAAAACTAGAAATCCTACTGAAATCCTAAATGAAACACGAAATATCACTCTATCTCATCGCTGGTAATGAAGAAGCCCACATTAAGCGAGTCATTGAATCTTTTAAGCCCATCGCAGAAGAAATTATTGTATGTATGGCTAGGGGGTCAGCTACGCCAGACAAAACAGAAGAGATCGCCCTTTCGCTTGGGGCTAAAGTCATTCATTACAAGAATAAGAAAACTGATTGGCCTCACATAGACGATTTTGCTTCTGCTAGAAACACAGCCCTAGATGCTTGTAAGAACGAGTGGTCTATTTGGGTAGATGCCGATGATGTAATGGCAGAGGATGGGGAGAAGGTTTTAGAGGAGGGATTGGAACAAGCAGAAAAAGTGGGGGCTGAAATTCTTTGCTTTAGGTATTTAGTTGAGAACGCCGGGTTAAATCCTATTCGAGAGATGGCCTTGCGCAAGGGATGCGGTAGATGGAGGAACAGAGTTCACGAAGCCCTTGAGCCGAACGACAAAAATAAGCTATTGGCGATTGATAAGATATTTAGGATTCATCGCCCGATTACAAGCAAGGCAGATTCGGCAGATAGAAACCATCGCATCCTAGCAGACGAGCTAACCTCTACCCCATTCAATCTTTATTATCAGCACCAAGAGTTTTTCTTGAGGGGGCAAGTGGATAAAGCGATTGAGGTAGGGGAAAGAGCCTTGGCATTCCCAGACCTAGATGAGACTCTCAAATACGAGCTTCTATGCAACCTTGGCAGATGCTCACCCAACGAGAAGCGATTTAGATATTTGGGGGAAGCTATTGGGGTTAATCCTATCCGCAGGGAGGCTTATTTTTATTTGATGGCAGAGTATTCAGCTAGGGGGGATTGGGCAAAGGCTTGGCATTCTGGAAGGGCTTGTATGGCTATGCCAAAGCCGAATCTTCACTACTGGAATCAAGTTCATGCTGTCTACGATTGGCAAGCCCTCGATGGATACCGAATGGCCTCTATCTGCTACGGCCAAAAGGAGGAGGCACAGAAACTTTCTAATATGTATCCCAAGCCCAAGATAAGCATTGTTCACGCCACGAGAGGCCGTCCACAGTTAGCCTTCCAGCGGAAGATGCAATGGCTGGCCTTGGCGAAAGAACCCCTAGCAGTTGAGTGGTTGTTTATGGTCGATCACGATGAGGCAGTTGATTACACCCCACACGAGGGCAAAAGGGTTAATCCGGGTGGAATTATCAATGCTTGGAACGAGGGGGCAAAGATGGCAAAAAGCGAGGTTATTGTGCAAATGAGCGATGATTGGAGTCCGCCGAGGTACTGGGATGCCCTAATTTTGAGCAGAATCGACAACCTAGAGGCCGAAAGAGTGCTGGCAGTATCAGATGGCCTCCGAACCGATAAACTCCTTTGTATGGCTATCCTAACGCAAAAGAGGCTACGGAAGCAGGGGGGATATATGTTTCACCCAAGCTACCAAGATTCGGACGGCATATATTCCGACAACGAGTTCACGGAAAGAGCCTATGCTGATGATTGCGTAATTGAGGCTAGGGACTTGGTGTTTAGGCACGAGAACCCTATGTTTGCGGGGGGCAACCCAGATGAGCAGTTAAAGAACCACAATAAGCCAGAGTTTTACGAGAAAGGAAAATCCATATATGAAAAACGCAAAATCCAAAACTGGCAATCGTAAGGCTGGAATCATTCGCTTCGGCGATGCTCGGCCAGCTCCCAAGATGGTTGATGTGGATGTAAGCTATGACGAGAAAGCCGAGAAAGATTTATACAAAGCAGGAATGATTGCATTGAAGCACGATAAAGAAGCCGTGATTGCCTATGTGATTCGCAAGGCTTTAGAGGAAATGATAAAATGCAAGAAGTAACAATTCACGACTCGTTTGGGGAAGCCCTTGCAAAATATAGCGAGGGTTTAGATGTTGGCCTAGAGATTGGGGGGGGAACTGGGGATGGTTCGACTCAATGTATTAGGACGAAAAAGCTATTCAGCATCGAGAACCACCCAGACCGCATCGGAAGGCACTCAATGAATCTATCTGCAAGGGGGGGCGTTGCCATCAATGGAACTGCAACCCTTTCTAAACTCTGGATGAACCAACTAGATGTGGCAGAGTTTTACGGAACAAATAAAACAAATCTCAATCAATATCCCCTAGATCAAGTTCTTGGGTGGTATCACGAATGCGTTGAATCTGCCGAACCTTATAGCACCAACGCTATCGAGGATATTCACCTTGAGCATAAGGTGGATTTTAACTTTGTTCTGATTGATGGCTCACCCTTTTCTGGTGAGGCCGAACTTCGTTGCGTAAGGCCATTCCTAGCGGAGAAGGCAATCATCGCCCTAGACGATGTGAACGACATTAAGAACTTGGCAAACTACAACAAGCTCAAGGGATTTGGGAAACTGCTCTGGGAGGATTGGTCTGTTCGTAATGGGGCGGCCATATTCCAATTATGCTAACCATCTTTACCATCGTCTTGAATGGGATGCCCTTTATTGAGAAGCATCTTGCAGAGTTTCAAAAGCTAAAGATTCCTTGGAGGTGGAGGATTGTCGAGGGGGTAAGCGAGCCAGTTGGATGCACCCGCTGGTGCAAGCAAGTACCCGACAAATGGCATAAAGATTTCAAGAGCATAGACGGAACGCACGAATATCTTGAAAGCATCCAAGGCGGGAATGTGATTGTTCATTCTCAAGGCAAGCCCTTTAACGGAAAGCTAGAGATGATTCAGCAAGCATTGTTTGGCGTGGATGATGGCGTTGTGATGGAGGTGGACGCTGACGAGATGTGGAGAGCAGAACAGATCGAGGGGATTTACGAATGCCTAAAGGGGGCAGAGGATGGTGCAACGATGCAGTTCCATTGTAACTTCTTTGTGGGAGAAAATAAGCGAGTAGTCACCAGAGAGGGCTATGGCTCAAACTGGTATGAGTGGATGAGGGCCTGGAAGTGGGGAAAAAATGTTTGCTTCACAAGTCACGAACCCCCCCGCCTAAACATCCAGTCTCGCCTAGTTCCAAGGGGAGTGACTGAAACTTGGGGGCTGGTATTCAACCATTATGCCTACGCAATCCAGAAACAAGTTGAGTTTAAGGAAGATTTTTATGGCTACAAGGGGCTGGTGGATGGGTGGAAAGAATTGCAAAAGACAATCGGCCCAGTTCGATTGAGTGAATACTTCCCGCACCTACACGATAAGAGCGTAGCCGATGACTGCTAAAACAATCAAATACTCCCAGAGGCTAGGAGACATCATCCGTTGCCTCCCAGCTTGCAAATATCTAGCCGACCAAGGCCACGAGGTATTCTTTGATTGCTTACCCCAATACCACGGCATCTTTGAGATGGTTTCCTATGTAAAGGTTGGCAACAAGGGAGATGTTATAGACCTTGAGATTTGGCCTAACAAATACCAACAATATCGTTTCTCAAATAAGACTTGGACAGAGTTTGTGTATGCCCACCCAGACATTAACAAGGCAGACCCAAAAGATATTCTGTTCGATAAGCTAGACGATGCCCCAGCCAAGGGGCTTCCAGAAACCTATAATATGGTTGCCCCCTTTGGGATAAGCCAAGGTCACAAGAGAGACCCCCTACAAATCATCGTTGAGGCAAGGAAGAAGTGCGGGGAAAATAACTTCTTTGTCCTATGCCAAGAGGGTACAGAGATTAGGGGATTGCAAACTTACACAGCCCCCAATATACTAGAGATGGCTAGGGCAATAAGAGGGGCTAATGAGTTTTGGTCAATAGATAGTGGACAAATGGCAATCGCCGCTGGGGTTAGGAAAGAAAGTAAGGTTGTGTATTTTCCGCAAACAATCGAGCCATTTGATAAGGATAATATCTTTATCTGGGATAGCGTAGAGATAAATTGACATAAGGGGTGGGTTTATGGCGGGGACAATCGATACCACCTATTTCTCAACCGATCTTACAAATATGATCGGAGACCTATATACAGTTGTAACCGGGCTTGGTTCTTCTGCTGTATCTGCCTCTATTACCGACTTAACGATTGCACAAGAACTAGATGTGGGTGGAGAGATTTTGAGGGTTACGCAAAGTATGGTTGTGCCAGCATCGGCTATTTCCTCGCCAGTAACTATTGGGGCTTATATAACAGTAGGAACGGCAGAGAGGATGATTGCTGGCTATCAACAAAGTGCAGATGGAGTTAGCTACACTATCGATATAGCTGACCCAACGACCTAATGATCTCAATCGAGCGTCAGATTGAGAATGGGCTGGCAACAGCCCTAGCAGGCATTTCTGGCGTTAATATCTACAAGAGTGATACCGAAGGCCAACGACTGCTACCCAACCTAGTAATTCAAGCCTCTATTGGGTCGGAGGAAATTATCCCCTATTCTGGCGTATTTCGTTGCCCAGCTACAATCACCTATGCGACTAGGGCAGACACAACGACAAGATCAACTTTCGATGCCAAGTTTCAAGACATTTTGCAAGTAATGTATCAAAGCCCAAATCTGGCTAGTGTTCTAACCACGGCGACGCTAAGGGTATTCTTGGCTAATGTAACATCAGAATCACCAGATATTAGGGCAGAGAATAGGACTTGGGCAAAAACGCTCTCCCTAGACATATCTTGCACTAGCGTATGACATCACCCCAATTCAAGATAGAGGACGCTCTGGCGAGTCTTTTAACGCCAATTCCGGGGCTTAATGTGTGCATAGCAAATAGGGGTGGGTTAAGGCTCTTCCCTTACGCAACCATTAAAGCCTCTATTGGTAGTCAGCAAATCATACCCTACTCTGGGGTGTTTGAGATTAGCGTAGAACTTAACTATTCAGATTCAGCCACAAGAACCACTCAAGCTATATTCGATGACAATTATTACAATATCTTTTCTGCCCTATATAGCAATAACAATACATTAGTAACAAAAGTTCAAGACAATGTAACAGATTTGAAGGTATTTATGGGAAGAATAACATCTCAATCGCCCAGCATAAGAACCGACAAAAGAGCTTGGCAAAGGGGTTTAACATTATCATTTATTGTGACCCCAGACGCTAACGCTGATGGGTTGCGAGATTATGATTTCTCTGAAGCCCCAAACAGCTTCTACCTCGCCACGATTTAACAAGGAGATTGAGATATGGCACTATCCATTTTAGACGGCAACCAGTCGGCAACCACGCTTTCTACCATTGTAACGAGTGGGCAACATATCCCCGCCCATACGGTTGTATCTTTGGGAACTCAGGCCATCTCTAACATCACAAGCGCAGTAAGCGGAACTGCCGTAACCTTTGGCCTTGTTGGTGGAACTGTAACGGCAAACAATTTCACCCTAACCAATGTTTTGCAATATGATGGTTCTCACTATTTTCTTAAAGTTGGAGGGGTTGCCACAACTGGTGGAACTAGCTTTCCGGTTTATGTTGCTGGTTCTGTCACGGTTGGCAACAGCGTAACCATAGGCTCACTCCCCGCCATCTCTGGCACGGTGACGGCGAATCTTGGTCTTAATGAACTCCCCTATATAAAGGTTGATATAAATGTATCTAGTGCTCCTTCGAATATTATTTCAAATGTTTATTTGAGAAGAATCGGAGAATACACCTACGAAAGCATTAGATACCAAGGGAACGAAGATGAGGCATATCTAAAAGTTGTACTAGAGGTTCTTGGGGAAAGCGCACAAAAAGCATGGAGATTATATTCAGAAGGGTCTTTCGCAGAGCTTCAGGGAATCATTGCAACTTGCCTTCCTCAAAACGCTGGCTCTAGTAATGGAGATCCGTTTCCACCCAAAACTGGATGGACTCTGGGGGCTGGAATAACTGGAACTTTATCTATTTCCTATGAACAGCCATCTACCCAGCCCATCTCTGGCACAGTCACCGCCAATTCTTCTAATGGTGAATTAACTACTCGTTTTGGTTCTATCACAACCGCCAATACGGCTTTCTCGACAACGGCAGTTACCAATACTTCACGAAAGTATTTAATGATTCAGAATATAGCAACAACGGTTATTACTGCTGGAATAGGCTTCACACCCACAACTACGCAAGGCATTCAGATTGTTGCTGGTGCTACAATAACTTTTGATGGTAATTACATTCCAACTGGTGCAGTTCGTATTTTGTCCTCTGTTACTGCATCTAACTTTACTGTTTTAGAGGCGTAGTTG